AGAGATCGCCGCGCTCGACGCTCGGATGAAGTATCTCGACCCTGAATCCCAGGAACACCGGCAACTCTTTGAAGAGCGCCGGGAACTCAACACGGAACGCACCTGCCGGGAAACCAAGCAATACCTGAGAGAGGTTCACCTGTGAAAGACCAACCTGTAGAAAAAAAGTACGATCCGCTTTGGGATTCTGGCGGTGCCAGCTTTCCCGGCCGGGATGCACTGATTGTTCAGAGCCGCGGCCACCAGGACGAAGCACCTGGTTGGTGGAGGCGCTTGATGTGCTGGGTGCCCAGCGACCGCCAGATCGAGAGTATCGCTGATTGGCTGCTTTGGGCTGGCCGCGTATCCGATCGCATTCTCAAGACGGCCGTGATCTTCGCCTGCCTCTATATCCTGTTTGATATCGTCACTGCGTTCCTGCCCGGCGGCCCGGCATCTCACCTAGCCGGCAGGTGATCGGCTTTGCAACGAGTGTGCCGTCCGGCAAATCACCGTTCCTGCTCTTTGCCGGGCGGCCAGGTCAGAAAGGATCCCATGCCCACCAAACACGATGCCCTCGAACACTGGCGGGGACTGGAACCTCACCAGAACCCGCTTCCCCTTATGCGGCCGATTGCCTACCAGACCCGCGGCTCCCGGTATGGCGCCTGTGGCGTCCGGATCGACGGATCGCCGGCCTTCGTCGACGCCGTTCTCTCCAACCTCAAACCTTTGCTGATGGGCGAGAACATGAACACCCGGCTCGAACTCTCGCGCGCCAAAGTTAAAACCGGCTTCAAGGAACTGCCCAACGCTCAGGATGATGCGGAATGCTGCTACGTTCGCCTCCACGTGCGCGGCCGGGTTGGGATGGGCCGAAGGGTTGGCTATCGCCGCCGAGGGGCTGTAACAGGCATGGGGCCCCGCCTGGCCTTCAGTTAGCCAGATGAAGGTGTCAACGGCGCAGCGTGGCCGCGGCGGACCTTTGGCTGGTAGCGCAGCGTGCCCCAGTCTAAAGATACTGAGCGCTCCACAACGTCTTGCATTCCCAAAAGCAAAAGAACGTCCTCGGGCACATAGCGCCTCGCACATTCCAGCTCGATGAATGTCCGCAAAAGCTCCCCGGCCGGAGTTCTTCGTTCCACTTGCCGCAGGGCCTCGTGTTCGTCGATCTCCAGCTTGGCCAGTATCTCTTCCCAGCGGCTCGGGATTACTTCCAGGCGCAGGCGCTGCACCATAAACTGATCTTTGCGCTTCTGCCAACCGTTCTGAGCCCTCATCCTTGATCCTCGTTTTTTCGCTCCTGCGCCCCGTCACCCCAGCACACCGGGCAGGTGTCCCAGTGTGCATGCTGCCTGGCCATCGCCTCGCTCATGTAAGCCAGGTTCGCCGCCGACAATTCACTCATGGCTTTCGACTTCTGTGCCCGGTTCCAGAAGTCGAGCTCGTCTTGCTTCAACTGCCGCATTGTCGGGCAAGTGACCATCAGCGGCCTTTGGGAAACTGTTTGTGCTCCACACCGTCGAGCAGAGCTCCAGCTCCAGCTACTTTCTTGCCTACGCGCTGCATCCACACATCGTTGCCGCCATCCGAACCAAGGCGCTGCCCGTTTTGTCTCGCATCAGTAAAGCGGATGCGCGGTTGCAAGTCAGAGTCGCTGGCCTCACGCTGGCGCCACTCGCCATTCTGCTTAAAGAAAAAGGCCACGCCGGCGGCTGCGCACTGATCCCGCAAGCTCCGCGGCCAATCCGGATACATCGGCCGCGCGCCAGGGCCGCTCTCCCCGCCGCAGATCACCCAATCGAGTTTTGGATTTTCTGGATCGTCCGCGATAATGTCCATACTGTCGCTGTCGAGAACCTCGGCTGTACCTTTGAGCGCATTCAACAAATAGCGGCAATCTTCGTCGCGACATTCCATCTCATCCAGCCTGATTGGTCCCAGCAGCGGCTCCGCAGAGATGAACCGCACCGCCGCCGGCGTTTGCAGTAGAAGCAGGATCCGCTCATCCGCCGCGGCCTGGTTCTCCACGCTCACACCCAGCCAGACATTCGGTAGTGTGATCCCCCTAAACCCATCGTCTATTTGGTGAATTATTATCGTGGCACGGCCACCTAGACTTTTTGCGACTTCGTCCGTTGCACGCGCCAAGCGAGCCATAAAAGCATCGTCACCGCAATAATCTTTCATCCGCGCCGGCCGCTTGGTCAGCACTTGGAAGGTATGCTGCGGGCAAAGCGCCATCACCGCGAAGATGCGGTCACGCTGCTCATCGGTCACGTTCTCGTGGAACAGGTCGCTCATTGAGTTGACAAAAACCCGCTTCGGCTTGCGCCAACTCAGCGGCTGCAGCAGTTGCTTCGTTTCCTTGATCTGCCCGGTCCAGACGTGCCGCCCGTTGACGATCTGTGTCAGGCCGCTGTAGACGGTTTCCTTGCCTGCGCCAAACCGCCCGGCAATGGGCTCGGCGTAGCAGTGCCGGCAACCCTCACTTACTCGCGAGCAGCCCAAAATCGGGTTCCATGTTGCGTCCGTCCATTCAATTGTCGTTTTTTCACCCATATGCTTTTCCTCCGACGGGTACTAAGAGACTTAAAGACTATATAAATACCCGTAGTAGTAGTAGTTGCCTGTGGAAACTTCGGATTTCTCGCCAAATCGTTCATTCCAAAACGCAAACGATAGGCCTCATCTGTGGATCGTTTTGTGGATGATTTGTGGACGTTTCGGAAAACCCGCCCGTATCCCCCAGTATTGTCCCGAGTTTTCCGAACTTTCCACAAGCCCTCTTTTCATCCCTGTGGATAATTAGGAAAACTCGATTAAAGCTCGATCAAAGGCATCGCTTTCAATGGTTTCCGAGGTTGGAGTTTTGCACAGCTTGGATCCCGCGGCGGTTTGATCGTCCAAAAGGTCGGCGCGCTCCAAGAACCACTTTGCCCAGATGTAGCGCTGCCGCATCGCGACCGGTTGCTTCCATCCGCTCTCAGCATGCCGCCGCTCGTCCAGGTTGTCTTCGATGTCCGCCAGCTTCACCTTGCGACCCCACCAGATGCGGCTCAGGCGGTCGATGTACCCCTGGTAATCCTCTCCTCCCCGGCGGCTCAGCGTCTGCACCGCCGACAGAGCAAACGAGCCTAGCCCGTTGCCGATCTCAGCCTCCAAAGCAAACCGGATCGCTTCGTCGCAGTCCTCGAGCACATCGTGAAGTACAGCGATCACTCGCAGTTGTGCAGGCCTCACTCGGACCGCTACCCGCACGGGGTGCAGGATGTACGGCTCTCCCGCCTTATCCTTCTGGCCATAGTGGACCCTGGCAGATATTGCCAGGGCATGATCGAAAAGGGCATGATCGAAACTCCCAATCGAGTCAGTGTCTATCGGCATAACGTCCTCCTTTTTTCGCTCCGCCTTCGGCCGCCGCTGCCAGCGCACTTTGAAGCCAAACTCCTGCATCGCCCTGGCCATGGTGTTGCGGTGCACTCCCATCGTCTCAGCCGCCAAACTCTGATTTCCGTTGGCTCTCATCAGAAACCCAGCGATGATCTCCCGGCGCCAAGCCTCCTCAGCGTCTTCGTAGCTGATCCCCAGGCGCACGCACTCCCGCGCCAGATCCTGAATGTCGGTGCCAAGGCTTGTCTTGATTAGGCTCATCCGCGGCCCCGCAAGCGCTGCAACTCATCGTAGCCGATACAGCCTGTCGATTGCCTCAACAGAGTTTGAAAGGGTGCGTCCGGCGCATTCGCGACAAAGTTCTCGGCGCACAACAGCCGGTAATGCCAGACGTCGAACTTCTTTCCGTGCTCGCTCAGCGGCGGGTCGCATTGCAGCCAGCGGCGCTGGTTTCCAAAGAACTTCCGCAGCCAAAGGTTCGTGATCGCATAGTCCGCCGGCAAAACCGCGCGCATGTGGCCGTAGCTTTCAGGGCGCTCGATCGGATCATTGTCGTGGAAACTGATGCTCAGATGCCGCCACCAGGTCGGTCCCGCCACCTTGGTATCGCCAGCGCTGAACGGCGCCCACTCTTCCCGGCTGTACAGCAGCAGGCTGCCTGTCGCCTCATGGAAGCCGCGAGCAAATGTCTGGTACCGAACTCCGGTGACATTATGAGTTGCGCCAGGCTTGCACACCGGTGCCCCGGTGTAGCGCAGTAGCCAGCTGGCGACCTCCTGGCGTGTCCAGTTCAGCCCGAAGTAAGCCGCCGGGCCGCCGTCGCCCATCTTCATGGTCTGGGGTTGCTGTTTCATGTCTTGCCTTTCTTCACGTACCGGGGTCACGTTCCGAATTTGATGCTCACCGGAAGGGTTTATGACCAAAACTTTCTTTCCTGGGGTGGCTTCGCTAACAGCCTCTGCCGTCATTATTGCCGTCTTGCTACATCTCCTGCCGCCCGAAAACACCACAATAGCCATTCCCAACCTTCTTTCCATAGCGGCGCGCACAGCCATACCCAGCGGCGCCCGGTTGTTCCACATTCAGGGCAGCGCATCAGCCAGGGGCTCATCTGCTGCTTTTGCCCGGCTGGCAGGCGGTGCTCGTTTGCGCACATCAGCACCAGCTTACGGCCGTTCAGCCCAGGCCGGCGCGGCGGCAGTGGCCGCAAGTCCAGTTCTACGCCGTCGGCGCCGCTGATCGTGCTCATAGACCCTCAAAGATGCTTTCGCCACAGTGCGCATAGGGGTTCTGATCCATCGCTTTGCGCAGTTTCTCGGTTTTTATCCACTCGAAAAACGTCATACTGCTGTCGGCTTCGAGAAATTCTCGGTAGCGTATCTGGCTTCGGGTCAGCCTCGGCGGCTTCGGGCTTGCGGTCGACATGGCCGCCTTGCCGGCTGTAGTGACCGAACAATTGTAGTATGGGAGCCAACTAGTCGTCTCATGTTGCTTCATAAAGCCGAGATCAACCAGTTCTTTGCATACCTCGGCATCGGTGCCACCGGCGCAGAAGTGGTTTCTATATTGCCGGCCTTGGCCAAACCGATCCACACCTAAACTATGCTGGAGAATCTCCAATTGGCGTTTCGTCAACTCGATGGTTGTTTGAGTCATCTAAACCTCGCTGTCTGCTTTTCCATCTCGTCGCCGATCACCTTGCGGGCCTGCGGGCTGAGCTCGGCAATCACACTGTCGGGCAGATTGCGCAGCGTCACCAGGAAATTGTTGGCTATGCGCTTCAATAGATCGATAGGCGGCCCGTCGTCGCTGCCTTCCATGATCGCGGCCGCGGCGCTGGCGCCATCAATGTTGACCTCAATCTCTCGGCTCAAGTCTACCCACACCGTTGCCTTCATTGTCTTTCCTCGCTATCCAGCCGGGCCCAGCGCTCTAAGCTCTCCGTCACCGCTAGGTTCACCACCCCACTTACACTCTGGCCCCGTTTGCGGGCGCGATCCTGGATGCGGGCCAGGATGTCCTCGCTGAAACTGATGCATTTGCCGCGCTTGACAGGCTTTTTCTTCGCGCTCGTTCGGCCCCGCGCTGGCGTATCCAGGTCAACGTTCATGGTCAAACCCTAATCGAGTTTTCATAATTTGTCAAACATTTTATTAAGACCTGTGTTTTTTTATTGACATTCAGCCTTTTTGTCCCTATGCTGTCTTCCATGGCTGATCAGATGTCGCTCTTCAATTCGCCCGAGGTTCCCCGGATATCGACGCCGGCAGAGCCTGTGCGCAAGGAAGAGTACACCCTGGGCGCCGTGGCCTATATGTTCTTGCAGAATCGGCCAAAGGTTAGCAAGGTTCTGGCTTGCCGCAACTGCCGGTGCACCGAAGAGCAGCCTTGCCATCTGAGCGGCGATCAGTGCGTCCTTAACCACAAGACAGGCTATTGCTCGGCCCATGCCTGCCGCAAAGCCTATGAGAGCGCCAAGGGGGTTCCCTATGCCCGCGTCGCTTAGCTGCTCCCCATCTATCGCCGATCCCGCCCGTGAGCATCGTTGCCCTGGCTGCGGCAGTTTTCGGACCGCGCGCCAGAAATACTGTGCCCGGTGCTTTGAAGAGATTGAAGCGCTCTGGCCGGATGTTCCACGTGAAACCAAATTCACCGTGCTCCCTGTCGAGGAAATCGAACACGAGCGCGCTCTTTTCGGTTACAGTTTGAACGAGGGAAATTTTGTGGTTCAGGAAAGCGAAGTTCGGTTACGCACATTTCCAAGGAGAAAGCATGTCCAAGACCAGCATTGATTATGAGCCGCGCGGCGACAGAGTTGTCGTCCGCCGGCTTCCGCGGCCCGCTCCCAAGCCGGGCGAAGTTGTCATTCCCCACTCACAGCAAAAGCTCCTCGACGAGGGTATTGTGGTCGCTGTCGGGCCGGGCCTGCGCAACCGGCTCACCTGGCAGATCGATCCCGTCGACCTCGAAGTGGGCGATCACGTTTGCTTTGGCGACTTCGCCGGCTCCGAGATCAAGGTGGATGGGGAAGAGTACCTGTCCATGCGGGATGAAGAGATCCACGGGCACCGGCCAAACCATGAACCGCGTGTACGGGTATGGGGAGAGATTGCGGCCGATATGGCCGAGAAATAGTGACCGGTTTCGGGCGCAGGTTCACTCTGGCCTGTGTAATCCCTGGGGCGCGAGGCGGCAGACCGAGACGCGCATTCAAAAACAGAAAGGAACGCCATGCAAGGCACGGTTGTCTGGTTTAACAACGCAAAAGGGTTCGGGTTTCTCAAGCCCGATTCGGGCGGCAAGGATATTTTCGTCCACTACTCCGCCATCCAGTCCGACGGCTACAAAAAGCTCACCGAGGGTCAAAAGGTGAGTTTCGAAGTAGTTACCGGCACACAAGGTCCGCAGGCGGATAACGTCGTCTCGGCCTGATTTTCACTCCATCACCCATCTCCTTAAAAGGAAAGACTCTCTATGTCCAAACAAACTCTTTCGTCCGATCAAGCTCGCGAGGCTCTACGGCGCGGCGTCGATGCCGTTGTCAACCCCGTCAAGGTCACGTTAGGCCCGCGCGGCCGCAACGTTATGCTCGATCGTCCCGGCCAGCCGCTCGCCACCCGTGACGGCGTCACCGTGGCCAAAGAAGTATCCGACCTGCCCAACCGGTTTGAAAATATGGGCGCCGCCTATGCGCGCGAGGTTGCCGATGCGGCCGTGACTGAGGCAGGCGATGGCACCACAACCGCAACCGTGCTTCTCCAGGCTATTGTGACCGAGGGTTTGCGCCTGGTCTCCGCCGGCGCCGAGCCGTTGCTCCTGGCCGATGGCATTCACATGGCCGCCCAGGCCTGTGCGCGATCGGTGCGCCGCATGGCTGTCGAAGCCACCCCGGAACTGGTCAAGCAAGTAGCTGTCATCTCCACGCATGGCGATGTCGATCTGGGTTCCATGATTGCCGAGGCTACTCTCAAGGTCAAAGAGCACGGTGTGATCGAACTCAACGAAAGCCGCGACCACCAGACCACCGTCGAATATCTCGAAGGCTTCTACTTCGAACGCGGCTGGCGCGGGCCAAACGGGGCCGGCCAGGTCTTTGTCAACGATCATTCCGGACAGCGCTGCGTGCTCGACAATCCCTATATCCTGCTTTCAGAGCGCATCATTGTTGGCGGCCAGCCGAATATCACCGGCGATCACATCTTCAACATCCTGCAAGCCTGCATTGCCGCCCGCCGCCCGCTGCTCGTCATCGCTGAGGATCTGACCGGAGATGCACTTTCGCTCTTCACCACGCAGATTGCCGCCGGCACCATCCCGGGCGGCTGTTTTGTGAAGTTGCCAGGCTACGGTGAAACTCGCTCCGCGGCCCTTCGCGATCTCCAGATTGCCATCGGCGCGGGCCGGATTCACAGCCAGGCCTCGACCCGCGTCGACGATCAGCTCTCCAGTTTCATTCCGGAGACGCCAGGATCTATCAAGGGTATCGATATTCCCCCCGGTCCGGATGAGGTTTCCTTTGTGCGCCAAGGTGGAGTGAAAACGCTTTTCAATATGTCCGCCCTCGGCTGTTGCCGCCAAGCCATCATCACCCCCACTCGCACTGTTCTGATCGAAGGCTCTGCCGATGTGGACAAAAAGACAGAGCGGATTCGGCAGCTCATCCAGCAATCCGGCGATGCCGGAAACCCGTTCGAGAAAGAGCAATTGGATCACCGCATTGCCCGGCTCACCGGCGGGGTTGCGGTGTTGCGCGTCGGCGCCCACTCCGAGCCGGCCATGATCGAAAAGAAAGCCCGCGCCGAGGATGCTGTCCACGCCTGCCGTGGCGCTCTTCAGGAAGGTGTTGTGCCGGGCGGCGGCGTGGCGCTGTTGCGCGCGGCTATCGAGAATCAAGACCTCGGCCGGACCTCGATTGTTTCCTCGCTTATTCCCGCCTGGCTCGTTGCGCTCTTCAGCCGCAAAGATACCGTTGCTGCTGCAATGGAACGCGACAAGCGCTCCGGCGCCACTCTCTTACTCAATGCTCTGGCTGAGCCGCTCCACCAGATCGTTCGCAACGCGGGTATCCAAAACTCAAACAAAGTTGTGGAAAACCTGTTGCATCACTCCGGTTCATGGGGTTATGATGCGGAGCACGGAACGTATGGCGACCTCTACTCCGCCGGCGTCGTCGACCCAGCCAAGGTAACTCTGGTTGCTTTGCTCAAGGCTGCATCGATCGGCGCGCTCTTGCTCACCACTGAGGCTCTTGTGGCTGACCTCCCTGAACCCCGCGAAATGCCCACTTCCAACATCCCTGTTGTCTACAGGGGATAACTCCACCATCTCACATCTCTTTTCTCGGAGGAAAGAATGACCCAGGTACCCGAAGCCGATCTGCTCACCATCTGCCGCGGCGCTGCAATGGAACTCTTCCAGAAAGCCCTCGCGGTCGTCAACGCCAACATCAAGGATCCCAACACCAATCCAACCCAGAAGCGCAAAATCACCCTCAAATTCGACATCGCTCCCTATCGGGACCGGTCCGGAGCCGAGGTTGTGATTGGCGTTGAAACCAAGACATCCCCTCACCAGGGCGTCAACGGCACCATCTACCTGCGCAAGTCCGCATCTGGCTATGAGGCTTTCACGCAGGATGTGACCCAGATGGATATTTTCGAAGGGGAAGCTGCACCTGCTGAAGAGCCAGCCGCGAACGTCTCCCGGCCCCGGTAACTCTGGTTGCCGCGCATTGCCTATCTACCAGCGCGCTGGATCGCGCTAGAAAGTTGAGTTACCCGCATGATCGACGCCAACTTTGTCGATAAAATCGTTTCCCTTGCTCCTGTCGAACAGTTCGACATCCACGGGCTGAAGTATTCGGAAAAAGGTTTGGTTCTCGTAAAACCACCCGAGGCCGACGCCTTCACCGTCACCACCCTCGACGGCTTTGTGAACATGCTCGAAGCTGGAATCGACGGCTTCGACGTGGATAAAACTGTCGTCCACGTTGTAGACCACCAGACTGTCCAGCTCGCGGGGAGTAAAGCCTCCAGTTATGGAACTCGGCTGGTTCATCTCACCGCAACCCCAGCCAAAGGCATCACCGGCTTCAACTTCAACAGCTTTACGGCGCAGGAAGATTTTCTTATCGGCCTGCATTCCCACTTTCAGAAGTCCGAGGATCTCGACTACCTGCTGCGCCTGGCCAGCCATATCGACTTGAAAGAAACCATCAACATTGTCGATTCCGGCGTGGCGCAGGAGGTCACGGTTCGCAATGGGGTGGCTTTCAAGGAAACCCAGGAGGCGAAGATCCAGCTTGCGCTGAAGCCCTATCGCACCTTCCGCGAACTCGATCAGCCGGCGTCCAACTTCGTGTTCCGCGTCAAGGCTGGCGGCGGCGGAATGGCGCTCTTTGAGGCGGATGGCGGAGCGTGGAAGATCGACGCCATCAACGCCATCGCGTCCTGGCTCACAAATCGGACTCACATATCCGATTGTGCCCAACTTGGCATCCTGCCGATCATCAGCTAGTTTCACCGGTTTGCTGATTTCCCGTGAGCAGCGGCCTGTTTCTTTGAGCAGGGCAGGCCGCTGCAATTTCAGAAAGGACACACCGTTGCGCCCGAAAAAAGTTATCCTCTGTGTCGATGATGAAGACGTGCAACTCTCCCTTTTGCTATTTGTTCTGAAAACTCATAGTTACCGTGTTCTGGCCACTACCGACTGCGCCGAGGCAATCAGGCTCTTCACCGAGCAGCAAGTTGATCTCGTTTTGGCAGACTTCGCCATGCCTGCCATGAGCGGCGATCAACTTGTTGAAAAACTCAAACAGATTGGGCCGCACATACCGATGATTCTCCTGGGTGATCCGGTTCTGCTTGATGGCGAGCCGCACTGTGCCGATGCTTTTCTGGATAAGAAAAAATGCTCTGCGCAGGAGCTACTGGAGCGGATCAGGATTATGTCTCAACGTAAGCGTGGACCTAGAAAAGGAATTGTGCCGGCTTACCGAGCGGGCCTCCAGCCGGCTGTCGTGGCCTAACTGAAAGATGGAAGTGTATGGGCGAAGTGACGAATAGACGGCCGGAGTTTCCACCAGCGGAAACCAAATGTCAAGACTGTGGCTGTTGTCTGGCTAAGGTATACTCCGGCGATGTTCCTATCTGCTTTGAGTGCGATGCTAGCGAACCCTGCAAGGGGAGAGTTCCCAGGCCCGCGCCCATGGCTGTTGAAAAAGCTATCACCAAAGTTGACCGCTCAGCACTGCGAGTCGGCACGCTGCTGGGCCGCGCGGAGGCCAAGCCCACGCCGGGACCATCCCCGGCACTCATTGGGTTGCGGGTTAAATTCGATGCAGACGAGCAGGGAGAAAAAGCTATGCCAACCGTTCGACCGAAAAAAACCTACGCGAGAGTTTCTGACGAGACACGAGCAGCCATCCTGGCAGCCGATCTCACCGTGTCCAACTGTGAGTTGGGCCGGAAGTACGGCATGAGCGATACAACCGTTTACGCTATCCGCAAAAAGGCTGGGCTGATTTCCAAAGCTGCTTCGGGTGTGAAGCCACACCTTGCGGTGGTTAAAACTCCTATCGCGCATCGCCCGGCGGCCGCTGATCCTTATGGTGCAGTCATCGAAGATTTGAACTTGAAGCGGGCGGCGCTAGTGTCTGAAGCGGCGGAGATTGAGCAGTTGGTTTCGTTACTTGAAAAGATCAGAGATCGGAAACTCACTGCCGGGTCGGCGCCGTCAGATCCCGCCCAATCCTGATGCCCCTGGCAGACTTCTTCTCCTGTGCCTGGATGGCCATCTCGCGAGTCCAGGCAATCCGCGCCAGCGTCGTCTCGTCCACACCCTCTTTGCGCATCTGGGCCAGTTCATCCTGCAAGGCTGTTCTGGCCGGCTTCTCGCTGTTCTGCCGCCAGGTGTTATAGGCGTAGCTGGTCTCGTCGTATGCGTCATCCTCCCAGGCCCCGCGAATCTTCTTAACCGCTTTGCGCTCGTCAACGATGCGGCTACTGATCGCCCGGTAACTTAGTGGCAGGTCCGCCGAGTCGCGGGTGAGAGTAAGATTCTGGCTGGCCATGCCGTTGTACAGCACCTGGGCGTTGCCCATCGGATCGTGCGCGGCTTTCATCGATCCAATCCCGTGCGCACCATATATCTTGGCCATCACTTCATAGGTGCTTTCTCCGGTTCCCTTGTGCTGATCCATGGCCGGGTCCATCACGCAGAACGAAATGCGCGGCGGCTCTGGGTCTCTCGGCCGCAGTTTCTTCAGCCAGTTTGTTTGCGGGCCCTGAAATGGAAAGTCCACCTGGTTAAACCCGTTCTTGCATATTCCCAGCGCGAAGTTCTTGGCCGACATCTTCCGCTCGATGCGCTCCCGCGTCTTGAATACCCGCCCGTTCGGGTTGATGGCGTACATCCCGGCCGCCGCGGCTGAGTTTCCATAACCGTAATCGTTGGCCAGAAAATGAATCCACCACCACTGATCCCCGATCGTGGCGTAGGGAACCACGTCATCGGGCCGCATGAAGTCGAAGTAAAGCCCGGCGGCATTGCACCAGCACCCATACAGAAGCTGCTGCTGCAGGGCCTTCGACTGGCTCATGAGGCTTTCCAGCTTCTCGCGGCCGTAGAATGGGTTGTCATCGAGCCGAAACGGCACAAAGGCAGTCGTTTTGTTGACCGGTGAGTCGTCAGTCCAACTTGCTCCCCGGTACACCCGGCCCGGCCATACGCTGGTTTCAAATGGCTTGCTGTCAAAGTAGTCTGCCGGCGCATGCACCGGGCAGCGGTTGCGCAGAAACACCTTCATCTGCCAGCTGTGGCCTATTCCGCCAGGGTTCGATGTGAATCTTCCACGCACAAACAGGCCAGAGTCTACCGGCGCCGCAAGCCAGCCGATCATGAACCGGATGCGGTGCTCGGGGTGCTGGCCGGTCTCGTCGATGCCCAGATAGCTGTAGGGGTTGCCCTGGTACCGGTTGAGATGTTTATCTTGAGCGAGATAGCCGGGCCGGATGGTTGCTCCTGAGGGGAACCGCCAGCGCTTTCTCCACCACTGGGCGCAGTATGGCCGAGGCTCGTACATCCGTTGCTGGATGTCTTCGAGCTCCTGCATCTCCTGGAGCGATGTGCGAATAAGCAGAGCCCGCAAACGCGGGTTCTTGTATTCCTGGCAGGCGTCGGCCGCCAGCACTTGCGTCTTCCCTCCGCCCGAGGCTCCGCCGCCCATCAACAATTCTGCCCGGCTGTTTAGAAATGCCTGCTGGCCGGCGTTGGCGGGCCACCACAGCGGCTCAACACCATCCGGTGGAAGCTCAAGCGGTGGAAAAGGCTTCTGGACACTTGGCGGCGTCCAGACTGCCGCGCTCATCCAACCTCCACGGTCATCACCTTGGGATTGCCGGATTTGCCCTTGGGCGCTTTGTAATCGGGTCCGAGGGCCGCACGTGCGTCCACCGGCTCACCGAACGCAGACAGGCTCGCTGGAGCGGTTGGTTGGGCCTTCGGGCGCGGTACCAGGTCAAATACATCGTCTGGCAGCGGCATGGCCTCCGTAGCGCCTCCTGCCGGCAACAAGGGGGTTGCGCCTATCTCCGCGTTCGCGCGCTCGCTGCGCAGGCGCTCGAAAAGGTTCTGATACACCCCAGCGGCTGGTTTGCCATCATCTGGCTCAATCGGAATTGCGCGCTTGAGCGTGCCGTGGTCGAGCAACCCAGCCACCACAAAGGCTACCTGGATGGCCGCCAGCTTCACCTGTGGATGTTTGTCCTGGTCCAGCCCGGTCACCAAACGCATCAACTGATGCTCGATCTCGTCGGACGCCACTTTCATCTTGGGGATTTTGGTCAGAACATCCAGTTCCGCCTGGGCCTCGGCGCGCGCGCGTTCTGCCTGCAATATCTGCCCCTGCAATCCTGCGGTAACTTGGTTCACCGCATCAGCCAGCAACTGCTGGCGTCTCCGCTCATCCCACACCGGCGCCATGCGGCGGTTCACTTCGTCGATCACCTGGGCGTGAGTCAGCATCTTCGCGCCGGTTCCGGCCTTCAACTTTGCCTTGCGCTCGGCAACCGCGACCTTCTCATCTATTCCGCCCTCCTGCACGTAGTGGCGAATGAATCGCTGTTCGTCGCATGTCAAACTTCGGATCCGCTGGGGCGGGCGCTTGCTGGGCATTGCGGGCACTCCGGGTGGTACGTGGTCATCTTACCAAATTACATCTTCTGTAATTCTGTGATTTAGGGCGCTTCGTTGCTAGCCAGCATATCGTTAAGTTTCCGCGCGGTTGCCTGCCGGTCCGCCGCGGGAAGCTCTTCGAGCAGTGCCCGCTTGCGCTCCATCACCGGTTTCAACTCAGCCAGCTCCAGCGCTTCGTGTGGGAACATCGTTGGATGGTTCGCCTTGGCCTGCACATCGGCGTATATCCGCATTGCATCCTTCAAATGCAATCCTTTGAACTCGATGGCCAGGCGGCTCTGCTGGCCCCGCTCCACGGTCCGGCCAGCTTCTTTCGGTGTGATTTCTCCGCTCTTAACCTTGGCCCAGACTTCCGCCGGCGACATCTTGCCGGCGCGGATGTTGTCTTCCATCGTGCGCAACTTTCGGCTTTCCGCCTGTTTTTCGTCGTCCTCCGGGCTGTCTGGAATGTTGGCCAGGTAGGCTTTGTGGACCTCTTCCTCCGCCGGCGTGCGATCGTTCTTGGCCTGGAAGCCGGTCGACGTCAGCAGGCTGTTCAGCCAATCTTCATCCGGCGTCTGAATCACTTTCTGCACACCGAACGGTAGCGCGCTCTTGGTGACATCCTTCCCCTGGCTCGTAAAGCTCTTCTGGCGGCCCATCTGATCGCGGCCGCTCAGAAACTCAACCATCGGCCGGCTGGTCAACGGGTTCAGGCGGTTGTAAATGAATCCCCGCGGGTCAGTCACGACGTGCATCAGATCGCCCTGCACCGTTCGCAGGCTGTATGCCTTGCCGTTGTAAACGATGCTGAAGGCGTGCTCCGGATCCCACTTCGCATCGCCATTGTTCAGGAGAGAGTTTGCCACCCTGGCCGTCACATACATAAACAGCGCGCCACGGATCAGCGCGGCTCTCTGCTCTCCGCCGTACCGGGTGAACGCCTGCCCCACAAACCGCATGCGCGCCTCGAGGAAGTCGGGCGCGAAGAGCGCAAGCCGAAGCAAGCTCTTGAAGGTCTTCGTCCTCGGGATAGCGTCGAATGTGGTGTTCAGGTTTCCGAACGCAGCATTGGATTCCTTGGCAGTCAGTTCCGCCACCTGGCGCTCGCTCAACTTTGGGTACCGCTTCACATTGCGCTCGAAGGCCTCGGTCGCCATCCGCATCTTGAGCCGTGGAATGTAATCCTCAAACTGCCAGCGGCTGAAGCTGTGCACGGCGTCCATGGCCTTGTTCAGCCCGGGTACCGCCTCGGCAATTCCCCGCAGCGCTTTGGTCGAAAACAAACCTTCGGCGTCATAGTTCACCAGGCTCAATCCGTTTGAAGCCAGCAACCGCTGCACGCGCGCTGACTCTGTCTTACCCTCCAGGTCGATCTTGGGCAGGTTGAATGGGTTCACCTTGTGCTCGAGCGAATGTATGCCCTCCTGCACCATGTGGAAGGGAGCAACAGCCGTCATCAGTTCCTTGGCAAGGCCCGATACCTGTTGGATGCCCTTGCCGATCTTCTGCGGTATTGTCTCACCCCGCTCAAACCAGCTCGGCGTCAGCAAGTCCTCCACCTGGCTGGCATACTTCGGGTGGATGATCAGGTCGCCGCGGAACGCCAGCCTCTCCGGATCTTCGTCGAACAGCTTTGGATCGAAACCTTCCAGATCGTCGGTCGTCGGCTTAAACAAGAAATTGCGCAACTGCGGCCGGTCAAAGTCCCGGTATCCCTCCAGGCTTGCCGGCCTTGCACGCTGGTTCAGCACCTGCGGCGCCTTGCCCTCTTCGACAATCACCCACCCGCCGCGCATCTTGATTGCGGCAATCGGCCGACCATCCGGCGCTTTGGCGTCCAGCAGGCTGCGCATCATCGTCCGGCTGGCGATCGCATCGTTCATGCTCTTGTCGTATGCAGTGAGCAGGTAAGCGATGTCCTTCGACTTCGGAGTGAGCCCGCCGCCCTCGGCGTCGTAGAAGGTGTCGTAAAAGCGTCTCTTCAAAGCTGCCGGGTTGGGGTTCAGGTCGTTTGTGTCCACCAGGTGCAAGAGGTTGGCCGCATCCGCTTGTTCATAGAGATGCATCACGTAATTCCGATAACCATATTCCAGCAGGCCGTTGTCTTTGGCCACTTCCAGCATGTCGTCAAAGTGCTGGCGCAGTTGCTGCGCCATGGCTTTCTGCTCTGGCGTGAGACTCACCGCGCGGTCGTAGTGCTCCTGCGCATCCCGCAGGTAGCGTCTCCGCTCGGGAGTCATCATCGGATCGTTCATCGCCTGCATTGCCCGGGCCTTGGCGCCGGCCTGCCACTCTTTCAGTTTGCCGGGGTTGCCGGCGGCTTCCATATAGTGCGTCATGGCGATGCGGTCCAGTTCGTTCGGCGCCGCTGCTTTCAGCTCCCTCGCCAGATCCTGCAAGCGCAGCGCGGTCTGGGCAACCGCCAGGTCTTTCTGTCCCGCCACCTTCTTCCAGTCCGTCTCCTCCAGCGGGTGCAGGTAGTCGTGAACCAGCGCCGCGGTGGTGGCTTTGCTCCCCGCCCAGGCCTTCTGGAATGTGCCCGGCACCTTCTCCAGCGTCTTCTTGCTCCGGCCCACGCTTTCGTCGATCGTGTCCTTGGTCCAACTGGCGACACGGTCCAGCATCGTGCCTTTGGCTGGTTTGGGAGCCTTGCGCATCTCGTCGACCAGGTCGCGGACGGAACGGGCTACGGGGTTTCCGGCCATGCGCTCAGCCTTCGCTGCGCGGTCAGCTGCGCGGGTGGCCGGAGTGAAACCGGGATTCTGCTGGCCGTGCTCCTCCTGAGCCTTCTTTATGCGCTCATCTAGTTCAGCCTCAGACTTGGCCCCGCGATCAGGAAATGGAATAACCGGACTGCGATCTTTCGGTGATTTCTGGAAGAGGCTGAATTGTGGGTTGGCATCACTGCCGGAGAACAGCGGACTGTGCTGCTCCAGCCGTCCCGTTGCGGCTTCGACGTTCTTGCCCGGTTCGCGCAGGCGGTCGGTCAGGGCTTTCCCTTGCTCTTCGGCGGCGCTTTCCTTGTTGGCTTCGATGTCGCGGTCGAGGCCAGGCGCGGCTTGGGCACTTTGGGCGGCAGCTTCTTGCCCTCGCTGGCCTTGTTCCACTCGTCCACGTTCACCCCTTGCTGCTCCAGCTTCTTGCGGTGTGCGTTGAACCACGCTTCCTGGGCTTGGCTCTCGTAAGGCATTGCCGCCAATCCGGTTGCGCGCGGCCAGCTCCGCCGCTTCGTGCTGCTCCTGAATCTTCTTTTCCAGCGCGTCAGCCTCGGCCGTCTTGCCCGCCTGCCGCAACTCCTGGGCCTTGCGGTAGTCGTCGTGGGTGTCCGCCGTCGCTTCGTGCATCTCTGGCGTTTGAATCAGGATCTCGGCGCGCTTGACCGGCTCTCCCTCCGCTCCGGTGTTTACCACAGCCTGCACCTGGCGCACGGCGTTCTTGCCCGGCTCGCCCGTCACCGCTCCATTCACACTCTCGACCGGCATCTCCTGATGCAGGTTCTGCAACACGGCATTCGCCGCGGCTTGGTTGGGGACAGTGATCTTGGCCGCCGCAATGTCGGCTATCTGACTAGGTTGAACTCCCTGCCTATCAGCCTTATCTTCAATGCGATCAGTATCTTTCGAGCCTCGAACCGCTTCCAGCTTTGCGCCCGGAACGTTTTCGGTGGCAGCCTCGGCTGCATCGCCGATTGCCGGCGCTTGCTTCTCGGCGCTGGCGCGCAACTTTTCTACATCGTTTGAGGTATGCAGGACCGGCTTGGGTTCCGTTTCACGTGGAACAAGCGCCATGCTTGGCGGCGGCTTGGGCGCCTTCCGTTGGAACATGCCTTGCTGGCCGGCAGATTCTAATTCAGCTTTCGACGGGCGCTCTTCTGGAACACGTCGTTCGCCACCTTGAGAACTGGGTTCTCCTCGGCTGGCGCTCCGAAGAACGTCGCGTGGCCCTGCATCTGCCTGCCCAGCTTCGCGCCCAGACGGTCCATTGCCGCCTCGTGGCGCCTGGTCTCCGCCTTTTTCATTGCCTCCACCATGCTGTTCGCCATACTGCTCCTTTACCTCATCCACAATCGATCTGATGCGCGGATCGGTTTCCGGGATGTTATCCAGAATCTTCGGTCCCTTCTCTTCAACCGCTGCCGTCAAAAAGCTGCGCACCAGGTCTTCGCGCTGCCCGTCAGTGATCTTGAACTCAGTATCTCCCGCCTGGGCCTTCGCCATCAACTCCATGGCGATCTCGCGCGGGCTGGCGTCCTCGTATCCCATCTGGCGCAACTTGTCGACGATCTCGGTAAACTCAGGTCTCGCCGCAACCTCCAGCATCGCGTCAGACTTGTTCAGTCCGTGCTCGGCCTGCCACTGATGCCCAGCCTCTTCCCGCGCCGTGTCGGCCCGGTAATCTCCACGCAGCACCGTCGCGCCGCCATGCTGCTCGTTGCGAGCCTGTTTCAGCAGATCCGCCATGCGCTCGTAACCGGCGGCGGCTTTATCGTTCGGCGCGCCAGAGACGCCGAGGTCTTCGACGGCGCCTTTGAGATAGGCAATCGCCATATTAACGCCGGTCCGGTCCAGGTGCACCCCGGTCCAGGCCTGCCCGGCTCCAAGAATCTTGCGGCCAAAGTCGCCCTTGATGTTTCGGAAGAGACGATGCCAGACCGCTTCACCATCTGGGTCAAGCACCACCGCCTTACGCCCGGCCAGGTCGACGACTTCACTCTTATGCGTGCCGGCGTTGTCTGGCAGGTCGCGCTTGACCGCGGCGTCTAGGTTGGCTTTGCGGTCTGTCGCGCGCTGCGCGTTGGCTTGTTTTTCGCGCTCAAGAATTTCGGTAGTTTGGGCCTTTCCTGTTTTTTCGATGTTATCCGGCGATTCGAATAAAGTCCCGTCGAAATCTACATATAGGGCTTTTCCCTGTGCTACAGGCGGAATATTCATTGGCTCGTTCGCATCCCGCGTAACATTGACGTCGTTATCAAGCAAAGCGCCAAAGTCCGGCCCTTTGATGTTTGTTACGGGAAGATCGCCTAATCCCGCTTTCTTTAAGGCTTCATGCAAAACTGGGTTATCCGCTTCCACTGAGAAAATGACAACTTTCTGTCCATTACTCGCTAAATCCCGAATTTGCTTTACCCGTTCTGCTAATGGCGCACCAACTGGCCGCCGTTCACCGGCAGGTTCCTCTCCCTGTTGTACCGGCGTCGTTTCCTGTATACCTGCTTGCTTTTCCGGAGCCAGCCGCATCTGTGATTCGGGAACATCCCCCATCTTTGTGCCGTCGGCCAAGGTCACCCGGCCCGCGCGCGTCCGGCCTTCAATGCGGCCATTCGCTCCGCCCTTCACAAAGAGATGTTCCAGGGTTCCATCGACCCACTCGCCATTCGCGTCCTTCACCTGCACAGGTGTGCTTTGGCGGCCCTCTTTGAAATCCCCTTTTAATGGGGTTTCAACCCGATTGTTATCGGGTGGTTTCGGTGCCTTTAGCTCAGTTGGCCCTGCGGCTCCGGCGCTTCGGCTCCCTGTGTCGGGTTTGGCCTCGGGGCTTCGGGGGGGGATGGGAGCGCTGCCGGCTGGCCGTGCTTCTTGTGCAGGCGCTTGAACTCCGCGATCGTCTGTTCCTGTTGCTCTGGAGAGAGTCTTTGATAACTCTCCCCGTATGTCGTCGTAGGCTCGCTGTTTGATGGCATTGGCATTACCTCCGTTCGCCAGTTCCTTGGCCGCGCGGTTCAGGATGTCATCAATTGTACCCCCGCGCGTGCTCAACCGATCATATAATTCTTGTGCCTGGCCAGCCTCGGCGGCGATCTTGGCGTTCTCTCCAGCCTTGATCTTCTGGCCCTCCACCTTCTTGCTCAGCATCTCGCCCTTGCCGGCGTCGGCCACACTTTGGAAAGCGCGGCGCTCCTGGCTGATCTTGTCGCGGATCGAACTCGATATGTCCGCCTTTTCCAGCGCGAGGTTGCGCGTCATCTCCTGCATGCCAAACAAGTTTTCCTGGGTCTCGGTGTGCTGGCCTGATCCTTTGACCATGCGGGCCATCTCGTCGACCACGTCGTCGCTGACTTTCTTGCCCTTCGCCTCCTGCCGCTCAATCAGTTTAAGTAGAGCTTCCTGGTCGGCTGGGTCCGCGCTGGCGTTCCCAATGGCAATCGCGCGGCCCTGGCGTAGCTTGCCGCTCACCACCTGATCGAACAACCGCTGATCGAGCCGTGACAAAGCAACGCCGTTTGCAGCGGTCGCTTCGCCCATACTGATTCCGAGGTCGTCAAGCCGCTCGGGCGTGTATCCGGAGTCGCGGAAGAACTTTGCCGCATCGATGGCTGTACCGCGGCCTTCGGCAATGTTTTGCAATGCACCGATCGCGCGGGCCTCTTGCGCGGTTTTGGCGTTGATGTAATCCACCTTGACGTCTGGAATCTTGTTTTCTTGCGCCAGTTGGAAGCGATGGTGACCATTGACCACATACAGGTTTCCATCGTCCGGATCGCGCCAGACGTTCACCCGGCCTGCCAGATCCTCGTTCCACTTCCTTCCCTCCAGCAGGTTGGTTACACCGCTTTGGTCGGTGCTCATCTTGTATTGGAAGCGCTTCGGATCCAACTTGATTTGTGAGACCGGTACCCGATCAGCTGTATCTGGCGGACGGTTGCCAAGCTGCACCTGCTCGGGGCTCTCGCTGAGCACGGGCCGGCCCTGGCGCTCGGGCTCGGGCGACACTACTTGTGGCTGGTTCGATGGTTCCACGGTTCTTGGCGGAAGTGGCGCGGGGTGCCGAAAAGGTGCTGCCTGGGTCTGGATGTATTGATCTACGGCAGATCGGCTGATCTCCGGATGAGCTTCCCGATAGGCCGCTGTGGCATCTTTGGCTACCCCGTGAATGCCGAGACCTGTTCCGGCTGCCGCCAGGGCTGTCAGTGTCCCGTCGACGTACATCTGGCCGATGATCTCGTTTGCCGCGCGCTGATCGCCGCGGTTGATGGCGTCCTTCAGTTCCTTGTGCTCGCCAAGCAACCCGGCGGCCATCTGCACGGTAAATGCTCCACCCACCAGTGAATGAAAGATTTTGATTGCGAGCGGAATAGCTGATTCAGATACGCCAGCCGCAACCAGTGCAGGGGCTAAAGCCTCCGCGCCCAGTTCGACGCCTGCGGCGATGCCCACCAATGAAGCAACCGCCGGCGCGCTGGTTGCCCGGCCGACCGCCTTTGCTGCGCCCGTAAGACGCTGCTCTGTCGTCGTCGGCTTGTCGCTAGCTGTTTCGCGAA